CTGCGAGTTGGTCAGGAATGCGGCGTCGTCCGCTGTGTCCAGCAGCGCGTGATCCGGATTACGGCCCTGCAAGAAGGCCTCGAGCTGCACCGGGTGCGTCAGCGCGCCGACGTCTCGGTAGAGAATGGCGTAGACGAACGTCATCCACAGCTTGCCCCAGTCTGGGTTGTAGGCTATGCCAGAGGGCAGTCCCGGATGGTTGTCGAAGGACTTTGGATCGAGCGGGCTGCCGCCGAACACGGGGTTGTAGGAGTCCGACGTCTTCGCCCAAGGCGGCGGGACTACGTAGGGCGCTTGGTAGGCCCGACGCATGAGCTCCACGACTCGTTCGTCCAGATACTTCGGCAGTAGCTTCATCACCTCGACAAGGAACCATCTCGGTATCAGCTTGTCCATGGTCTTCACGTCGGAACCCACGGTCAGCCGATACTTCTGAACGCGAGCTGCTTTGTCGGCCGAGCCTCTGGTCTTGTAGGTGAAGGCGAATCGGTCGAGGTACACCTTTCTGAAGCAGCCGACGATGGCCGTAAGGAAGTAGTTCACGACCCCGTTGCCTCCGAACACGTCGCGGCGACGCATGGCGAAGTGCCCCTCGATGATCGAGCCGTCCTCCCTTCTGGCCGTCATGTCGGCAAAGGTCTTGCCGACGTAGGAGCCCTCGCGCGCTTCCGCCTCGGTCGCGGCAGTTCGAGGCTTGCTGGACCAATTTCCCTTGTCGTCCTTGAGGATGGCGTTAGGCTGCTGGCGCTCATGGATCGCCTGTAGCAGGAGGGCGTGGTACTCGTTCAGCCCGTCCTTCAGGTCCGAGGGGCCCCCGCACATCATTGTCAAGAACCTGTCTGGCTCGCGAAGTGCCTTGAGTGCCGCCAGCTTCTTGTACGTGATGTCCGTAACGAAGTAGGGCATCGAGGTCGAGGCCGACTTGCGGATGTGGAGATCCGCGGGAGTGGCAGCCCCAAAGAACAAGCGAACCAGCTCTTCCAACCAAGGGAGATCGGTTGGGAGGATGGAGCTCGCGAGGTTCTGGGACTCGACAAACGCGTCGTTGTTCCGGATAGGGATCGGAAGAGGATCCATCCCGATGCCGGAGACGTTGCGGAGGACGTTGAAGTCCCCGGGTACGCCGGAGGGCCCGCAGAACCCCGATGGCCGGAC